GTGTCAATCTCAGCACGGAGATTGGCGATCATATTGTCGATAGCAGAGTTCTTCTTACGAATATACTCTACAATCGCCTCTTGTTCCTCGATTGGAGGAACCGGGATGAAGTGTTTACTGAGGAAGGGATAATTGATGTTTTGACCCTCTCGAATACCTGTTACGCAGGTTTGAAGAAGTTGAATAAAATTAAAGGACTTGAATAAGTGCTTGAAGTATTCAGAGTTTTCAACTTCTTTGGGGGTCAAAATAGTATATGCTGCACTGATGATACCTTGATAATAGGCATATTCAATGCCGCCCTCAAAAGAGCGCAAGGATATGACGAAGTCGCCAACTTTGACGAGTTTTTGTTTGTCAAAATCCTTGTTGACAACAACAACACGGTTGGCATACATAGACTGAGGAATGACGCCTTGCGACTGGGTGGCACAAAGCATCGGCTCATTGGGGAATCCTTTTTGCGAGCGTTCAGAGAAGCAATATTGTATTTTCCGTTCTTCCCAATGAGCAGGTATTCTACCGAATTGAATGGTTTGTGCCTTTTTTGTAGGCGCGTTAGGATTTAACCCGCGAAGCACAACATTCGCAATTTCAGCAATCAGGATTTGAGACAACATACCTGCTGTACGAGTTTCGATGTCGCGAATGTCGGCACGAATGTCGGCGAGCGGTCGAAGCTCAACGGGCTTATAGAAATACTTGGTGAATGAAAGCTCGTAGCCAAGAATTGGCTCACCGAAACGAGCCTCCGGGTCGTAAGGTGCGACTTCATTCTCGAAGAACGCATCAACACCACCGGGATAAGTGAGCGGAACACGCTCACTTTCGTTGCGGTTCCTCGCATACTCGACTTCGGGTTCTTGACCTTTCTTCGCCTTTTTATAGACAAGATTACCCTCCTTGTCTCGTTTCGGGCGAAGAACAGGCACCTCCCAATAGCCAAATTCTTCGTTATCGAAGATTTTGCTTTCGGGAGTTTCCTCAAAATTCATAAGAAGTTCGAGGATGCGATTGCGGTCTTCCTCTGACAGTTCGCAGTTCTTCTCTCCGAGGTTTTTGCGGAGGGAAGATTTGAACTCTGTGGCGTTGATGAGCTGTACCTTACCACGGCGGTTTGGAGCCTTGCGATTGGTAACAATCCATACATAGGTTCCGATACCGGTGTTGTAGAACATTTTCTCAGGCAGAGCGACGATAGCTTCGAGAAGGTCATTCTCGATGATAAATCGTCGGAGGTTGCTTTCGCCACCTCCGGCTTTGCCTGTAAACAGCGATGAGCCGTTGTGGATTTCCACAATGCGAGTGCCGCTGTCGGTGTCCTTCATGCGGCTTATGTTGTTGGCAAGGAAAAGCATCTGGCAATCGCCGATGTCGGGAATGAAAGAGAAGTCGCCGTCGCCATCGTATTCAAGATTGAAGCGAGAGTCGGCAAATTTCTTCTTTTCCTTGTCGGTGAGACCTTTCTTGCGAAGGTCCTCTTTCCAAGGCGTACCGAAGGGAGGATTGGAAATACAGAAGTCGTATGTCTCGCCCGGATGACCATCCTCGGAAATGGTCGAGCCGAAAGCAATATATTTGCGTGGCGAGCCTTTCAAGGAGTAGCCTGTTTGGGGCAGAACGCCGGAAATCATCATGTCGGCCTTACAGGTCGCGAATGTTTCGGGTTGCAGTTCCTGACCGAAAAGATGGATAGTGGCATTGGGTATCAACTCGGCAATTCGCTCCTGAGCGATAGAGAGGATACCACCGGTGCCACAGGCTCCGTCATAGATGGCATACGGACGGTTTTCGAGTTTGTCGGCAACGGGGACAACTGCGAGGTCTGCGAGCAGTTTGACGTAGTCGCGAGGCGTGAAGTGTTCACCTGCCTCGGTCACGTTGTTTTCCTCATTGAACTTGCGAAGAAGTTCCTCGAAGATAGTACCCATTGTGTGGTTATCGAGAGCCGGAAGAACTTCGTTGCCCTCGTCATCGAGTACGGGCTTGATGGAGAGGTTTATGTTGGAGTCTGTGAACTTGGCAATCAGCGAGCCGAGGCGACCGGTTTCCGTAAGGTTGTCAATCTGCTGACGGAGGTGGAACTTGTCAATGATTTCGAGTACATCTTCGCTGTAGCCGTTGATGTAGTCGATGAAGTTCATTCTCAGTCGTTGCGGGTCGGTCTCGTTGATTAGAGTTTTGAGAGTAAACTTCGAGTGGTTATAGAACGGGAAGCCGCTGACCATGCAGAGCGCTTGATCCTGATTGGTTACGCCAAACTGGTCAAGCTGGGCTTTACGTTCGAGAACCTTGTCCTTTGTAGGTTCAAGAAGCACGTCGATGCGACGAAGAACGAGCATAGGCATGATAATGTCTTTGTACTTGCCTTTCTCGAAGGCATGGACGAGAACATCGTTAGCGATGTTCCAAAGGAACGAGAAAAGTTTACTATATTGCGCCTGGTTCATAGACTTTCGGTTGTTCAAAAAAATATAACCCTCGTATAGCATCTGACGACTGACCGGAGTCTGTTGCGACTATACGAAGGTTCCACAGTTGTAATGGCTTACGCCGTATTGTTGTGATTATGATATGGTCATGTCAGATGAAGTCCGCTTAGAATATGCAAAGTTAGTAATTTTTTACGAGAGTAAAGGTATGATTTGAGGATTTTTTAATGATTAAGTAACAGATGAGTAACTAAGAAAGTAAAACCTCGGATCCACGAAGTGGTGCCGAGGTAAAACGTATCTTAGTTGCGAAACGAGTTAGGGATGGAAGCCGAATGGCCGAGACCGAGGCTCGGTTCACGACAGCCCGACGGCAAAGCCGTAACTCCATCAATAAATCTGCTCGTATGTTACAACTCCTTTTCCTGTATCAAATTCGACGGATAATGTGCCCTTGATGTCCTCTCGTTGAACGGTAATGACCAGAGTGGAATCATTGACAGACGAATTGGGGTGTCGATACAACTCACCGGAAAGGAAGCCGTGGGGGCAAGGAACATCGAAAGTATAAACTGCACTGCCGAAGTCCTCGAAGCGTCTGCCCTGACTATGAATCTCATCGAGGCAAAAGTTTGGCTTATCGGCACCTATCGAGGACGGGGAAATACCGAAGAATTTTGGAATACGCTCTGCGCGAGAAGCGAGATATGAGGGTCGATTGGTGGCGTAAGAGAACAATCCGACGCCGACTGCAAGGGTGGCGACAACGGATAGAGTGAGAACGATTCTCTTACGCGACAAAGACATATCAGTTGGGGCAAATATAGACGGCGTACATCTCAGAATAAGATTCTGCGAGGGCACGTATTGCTTCTTCGTCAGGAATCCAAGCCTCGTTGTCGACAGCCTGATTTGTGTCGTACATGAGATTAAGCAGCGCAACATCGTGGTTTGGGAACTGTGCGTTGCTTTCTTCAATATACATGACCTGTACGGTGAACTTGTTATCCTCTGCGCTTATGCGGAGGTATGTATCTTCAACATCGGGGTCGTTGTCGATACGGTCTTGAACTGCGCGAGTAATAGCAGTTTCGAGAGCGTCAATGACCTCTGACGGAATTTGGATTTTCTTCATAAGTGGTGGAGAAATATTGCAATGTGTAATGTGCAAAGTTACGAAAAAATGATGAGATTACGGTGCTTAATCATTAAATAAACTACGTAAAGTTAAAATATTCGCAGATAAATGAGTAACTTTGCGTTATGGACTACTCAGAAGCACCGATAATCGAGAAATCACGCAAGCCTCGCAAGTGCGAGAAATGCTGCGGAAAAGTATTGCAGATAGTGTATGGTTTCCCTGCGAGCGAAACATTCCATGCGGCGGCGAGAGGCGAGATTATGCTCGGCGGCTGTTGCATACCTGATGACTTCGATAAACTCGAAGATTGGGTATGCAAGGAGTGTGGTCAGAGATATAAGAAACCGTTACCTAAAGAATTGAGCGAACTATGAGCGAGATACTTTGGTCAATATTTGGAATTACACTGCAAATATTTGGGTATTTGGCTCTTGCCGGCCTTGTGTTGTTTATCGTTGGATTCTTTTGGACGATGGTAACAAATGGAGGTCGCAAGTGGTATTACTATAATCCGAGCAAGCCGTGGAAAGGTGGATATTGGGAACCATTATTGCCCAATTATCCGCCGTATAATGATTATAAGTGGAATCCCGAAACGTGCCGTTTCGAGCACAAAGAGACCGGGGAGCCACTTTCACCTTGGCAGAAGCCTGCAAAGGCAATGACAAAGGAAAGGCCGAAGCCAGAATGGAATTGGGCAGCACTTGGCATACCGGAAGATAAGCCGATTGATTTGGAGCAAAAGCCGAAGAAGAAAAGACCCGAATGGGTACGGTTCTTACTTGAAGAAAACATCGGCTCGCTAATGGAAAAGCGTAAGCGGAGGAAGTTGGAAGAACAAAGAGATAGAGAAAATGGCACACGACGATAAGGAATTTGACGAAGCATTTGGTTTGATGGCAGATGACATTGGAGTGCTCGACACGAAAGTAATGGGAGTATTTGGAGCGATGCGACGTGGATTGACAAAGGAACAAGCATTGGAGAAATACGAACTGACCGAGAAGGAATATGACGATAACGTCGACAGAGTCCTGAACGGATAAAGAAACGGTCGCGGAGGGAGTTGCGACAATGAGCAGGGTTAAAGGCTGCCCCGGCGGACAGCCACCCTTTGGGAGGGAGAAGGAGGATTACCAACCTGCGAAGCAGCTTTGAACCATCGTGTAGTCGACGTTGTCGAACTCGGAAGCTGCGATTTCCTGTGCTTCCTCTGCGCTACGGGCTTCGACTTCTGTGGTGAAGCTCTCGCCGTCGAAAGTGATTACTTCTACCGAGTAGTATTTGAGCTTGCGGTTGGAGTTGAGAGAGCTGCTGAAGATGTTGCTAACGTATGTCATGATTTTGAAGTTTTAAGAGGTTTTTAACTGTGCGCCGGGGCGCGTTTGATTTTTACGTTGCAATATCAGGGAGTGCTGAGAAAGCGTAGTTGCAAATGTTAATTCAAGAGAAGCGTTAAATTCTTGGGTCCTGGAGGGTGAAGAATTTATGAAATGTTGATTGCAAGCCCGGAGGGTCAAGCCCAAAGGCGCAGATGCGCGGTCAGCCCTACCTTTGCGACAGTGAAATATCATCTGCGCTCAGGTGCTTTAAATCAGTTAAATGCCTTAGAAAACGTCTCGTCAAAATCTGACCAATACGTTACATCGTAAACAGCGAACGTCCGACCGCAATTCAAATATCAATCAACACCGTGAAGAAATCACCGACGGCCAGAGCGGAACACCTATATTGTGAAGCCCGGCAGAGGAAGTGCAGTAGAAAACGCTCCGAGTTTGCAGTTGACGGAACACCAATGTTACAAGGCCCGGTTGGAAATCATCCCTAACCAAAGGAGATGAAACACGGAAAGAGACCTTGAACTGCGAAGCGTCGCCACTCCCGGAGCGACACACCGCATGAAAAAGAAAGCGAGCCACGGATCCACCGAGAAGGTGGTGCCGTAACTCGCTTGTGCGATAGGGATAGAAGCCTTTGGGTCGAGACCTTAGGCTCGATATGCGATAGCCCGGCGGCGGAGCCGCATCGCCATCATTATTTTATACCCGAAAATTCAATAATAGAGCCAAACTTTTCAGCGTACTCAAAACAGGCAGAAGTATCTACACTCCACTCGTCATCATCAGTGAAAACAAACTTATCGAGATGTAGGGAAATATCGTAAGTACCATCCTCGACAGCCTCCTGTGCATACTTGACCATAACATTAAGGTCATTGTCAACACAAACGATATAATTCTGCCAATCTTGGTAGTCCTCACACATAAAATCGCCGATAGCGTCAGAAATAGCCTCGGCAAGTCGGGAGATAACGATATTGGTGCGTTCTGAAAATTCCATACGCAAAGTTAGCAAATATTTAGAGAACGCCGCTCATCGACAGCGAGAAAGAATCGTGGAACGGGAATTTTTCGCAACCGATGTAGAGAGTATCGAACGCATCGGTGCCGTCGGTACGGTGTTCGAGCAGGTCTTCCTCGGACTCTGCAAGTTTCTCGCCGGACTTGTCTTTCTTGAAGCCGTTACGTCCATTGCTGACACCGGCTGACTGTACCGCGAGAATCAAGTCCTCGTTGTTTGAGCGGTTGAAGAACGGCATGAGGCGTTGCTTTCCGGCAAACGCATTATTGATGAGAAGGTACTTCTCGTGGTGGTGCATCGGGTTTCCGAGGTACACGGACTCGACGCGCCAGCCCCGCCGTTCAAACTCCTTTACCACGTTATAGTGGAAGTCCTGGTCGTTGACGGCATAGTTCGAGCCGAGGGCGGTTGCATCGTAATAATAGACCACGGTTTTGTTGCGATGCTCCGCATAGTAACGGCAGAAGTCCTCGACGAGTGCCGGAATCTTACGCTCGAACTTGACGTAGAACGACTTTATGACATTCAAGCGGCGGTCGCGAGGCTGACCGGCGACAATCCAGTTGATGTTGGCGTTGTAGTCCATGCCGATGCAGATGGGCGCGTCGGGGTCAACGTCCGAGTCACAGAGTGATGAGTAGATGAGTGGATGAGTGCCGCCCACTGTTCCACTCCTAAACTCGTCACTGCTCCACACTGAATCGAGGTACTGATTATCATTGGCATCGTACTTGTGCCCCTCGCGCATCGAGGAATAGAAACCGTCCTTTGCAATTCCGATCCTCTGACAAAGGATAGAGGTTTGGAAGGTCAAAGGAGTAAGGTCGCGCTTCATCTGCTTGATGTAGTTCTCACCGAGAAGCTGCAAGTTCTCGATTGAGGAATACTCGCGGTAGTAGACCGCGACGG